ACGCTGTTCAATGAACTCTGACGGGGTTTTGCAAAGCATCAAACCGCCGATTTGGATGCTGTCAGGGAAACGCCCTGCGTTCCCACTAGGCATGTACGCTTCGGGATGGTCACTGGCTTTTACAGGCTCCCAGCCTTCTTGCAGCTTAACGGAGACGTTTCGCGGATCATCCACCCCAAGGGTGCTGACGCGAATCCAACGCATGTCGTATCCCGGCTCTGGGGTCACTTCGGGAAGAAGTTGAGGGGGCATCCACTGCTTGGGCCTTTCAGCCTTAGCGCGGGTGTCCAGTTCACGGGAATTACGCTCAGCCATTTTGTCGCTCCAATTTCGCTACTTCCATCGCATACTGCTGCGGGGTCAAACCGTACTTCTTAGCCAACGCAACTTGCGTTTGCGTGAGTCGGATCTTTCCGCCGCTTGTAGTACGTGCTGCAGAGGCCACAACGGTTGTTGGGCGCTTCTGCGTGTCACCGGATTTGACGTTTCCGCCAAAGATCTCGGGGAACTGATTCTTCATGCGACCATCAATCTGGTCGAAGTAATCATCAGAGCGAGGATCGATGCCCCCGTTGACTAGCTTCTGGTGCAGCCCTAGTGCATAGCTGGTGTATTCCTCAAACCCCGGTTGCCCGAACCACTGGTTTTTAGCCTGCCAGCGCAGGGACTTTTCGTCGGGCTGAACTTGGGTCTGTGGTGATGGTTGCGGTTGTACCTGATATTGCGTCTCTTGTAAAGGCTGGGCACGAAACTTTTTAGCTTCCTGTACTTCCCAAGTAGCTTCCGCAAGCGCCTCTTGTGCAGCCACGATACCGTCGGTATCGAATGCCTCTTGCGCCTCTTTAAGGCGACGGCGCGCCGCGTCAAGCTTGGTCTCGGCCTCCTTGCGGGCAGAAGAAATGATGACTTCCTGCCCCTGATTCACATTGCGCTTGAGCGCGTTGTTTTCACTGATCAGGTGTTGGGCAAGGCGCTCAAGTTCGGCCTTTTCACGCGCTACCGCCTCTTTTTGCCGCCGCTCGTCATGCCTTGCATGCGTCAGTTCCTTGATGCGGGACTGCACCTTGTCCGAGTACGACTCGATTTCCTCGTCGGTGGGGTCAGTGACCTCACGATCCAAAGGCTTGCGGCCTCGGTCTTTCTCGGGAGTGTCGTCAACAATCTCGACTTCAACTTCTGTACCGGCCTCAGATGTGACCGCCACTTCATCAGGGAACTTGAAATCTTCGCTTTGTACGTTCATGAGTTACTCCTTTGCGTCTTGGGGGACGAGTTCTTTAAGCATGCGGACTTTGCTTTCAAGATAGTCAACATAGCGTCTTTGATCAACGGAACGAGATTTTAAGATTCGTTCCATGTTTGCAAATCTGCTTGCAAGGGCACGCATTTCATCGGTCATTTGAGTCAACTCGTACCAAGCAAAATCATCTGTGATGCCGTAACTTATGTACTCATCTGACGATGCAGGTTCATGACTGAGATCTTTGACGGCTTTTACATCTTCTGAATGTTGTGACATTACTACTCCTTATGCACGCTTGATGCCGCGTGGATCTTGCACGACAGCTTCGACCGAATCGTCATTTATCAGGCGGAATTCCTGTCCATGAATTTTTAGCCGAGTGCCTGTATTGGGGCGTACAAGGATGAAGTCGCCAACCTTGCACGAAGGCCCACTAGGGAACCGAAGCGGATCTTTGTAGCAGTCTGGCCCCATCTTTGCCACGAACAATACAGGACTCATCACTTCTTCAAAGTGCATGGTTTGGCCTGCCTTAGCTAAGCCACTCTCATACTCTTCTTCGGCCTTGGGCAGCACGCATAGAAGGTGATAAGTCGCCGGATCAGGCACCTGTCGGGCTTTCTCGGCATCCGTTTGCGGTAACACGGTTGTGTTCTCGCCGTCACTCAGGAGTAGTTCACTCATCGTCTTTTTCAACTTTCTGTGCAAGGTCAAGTAAATAACGCTCCGCGACGGCTAGACCTTGAATGACACCGCAGAGTTTTTGATACTCCTCAAAACTACGACATGCGCCGGTAGACACGGCGTCGGCGTGATGGTTCATGTCATCACGAATCTGTTGACGTAAAACGTCCGTGAACTTCTTGATCATTTACGTGGCTCCTGCTTCTTGGACGCAACCTCATAGTCAAGCGCCTTGCTACGTGCCTGGAACTGTTCTTGCGACTTCGCTCTTGCCAAGTCGATGCCCATACGCACGCCTTCGCGTTCTTGCTGCGCAATGAGGTTGGCCTTGTCGCGCTCGATGTCCGCCTGGGTTTTCATCGCGCGAAGCTGCAGGTCACCCTTGACCTTTTCTTCCTCAAGCTCTTGGCGGTCGGCCTGAGCAGCCGCGTCAATCGCCATCTTCTGCGCCTTGAGCTGCATCTCTTGCATGGCAAGCTGCGCTTGCTGTTGCGCGACTTGTGTCTTGGCCTGGGCCTCCGCCTGCTTGATCTGAAGCTCTGCTTGTCGAAGCTGAAGCTCCATCTGCTGCATCTGGAGCACAGGGTCTTGCGCTTGCTGCTGGGCCTGCATCTGTGCGGCCTTGGCCTGATCTTGCTGCAGCACTTGCTGTGCGGCCTGCGCCATCATGCTGCTGAGCGCGATCTCGATCTGCGGCGGGAGCTTCTCGTCTTCTGGGGGCAGCGACATGCCAAGCTGCTGCTCGATCTTCTGCCGCATGAGATAGCCCACATGCTCTGCGATGTGTGCAGTAAGCGCGGCCTGGATCTGCGGAGCCTTCGGATTCTGGCCGATGAACTGCGCCACCACCGGGTCCTGCAGCATCAACATGTGCACCTGAATGTGCGACTGATGATCCTGATGCAGGAAGGCCTTTAATGGCTGCGACTTCAGCACATTCTGATTCTCCGTCACCGGATCTTTGGGCGTTTCTTCCTCTTCTATCGGCACAAGCTTGTCAGCGTTCTTGATCCCCAGCACGTCCAGCATGGCACGGTGAAGCTGTGGCAGGTCGTAGATGTCCGGTGCCATCTGCGCCATCTGGATGACGGCTTGGTACTGCACCACTCGCTGCGACATGGTCGCCGCGTTGGGATCGCTGACGGGGATGACATCAACGAGGTCGTAGTCAGCCTGCTTGGCCTTCTTGTTACCGTACTCGGGGTCGTAGGTGTAGTCAGGGTCCGTGTAGTCACGGATGATGCCCTTGAGGAGCTTCAGCTCCTGCTTGAGCGCGAAGTGCGTGCGCGCCTGGACTGCCGACAGCACTTTAAGCTGACGCTCCAGCAGGGCCAGCGTGGTGCCCACTGGGGACTGCGCCGACATGTCAGACACCTTCATGTCCGCAGTGGCGGCGAAGCGACGGCCTTCCTCGACGATGTTGCCCAGCAACTGGTACAGGACCGTGGACGGCTCCTTGTACGGCAGCGGCAGGATGTTGTCTCTCAGGGTACCAGAGGGGATGTCAACATCCCGGAACTCACCCGGGGCGATGGGTGTGTCGTCCCCCTTGATGCGCAAGCCACGGCTCTTCAGACCGCCTGAAAGGTTGCTGAGCGTGCCTGCGTCCACAAGCTGACGCATGATGCTCGTAGCGCTCTTGGCGAAGCCCCCGATTAGGTGGAACAGCCCGAACCCGTACGCCCCGAAGCCGGGGATGTACTGGTAGTGAACGAAGTGCTGGCGCTTGAGCTTGAGGTCGTCGTCCTCGTTCCAGTTACGCCTGATGGCTAGGATGTCGCCCGTGCCCTTAACCAGCGTCACCACGTACGGCAGCGCGATCTCGGAGTCCTCACCTTCACCGTACGGGTCTTCTTTGAGGCACAAGTCTGTGTGCACCTCGTAGAGCGTGAACCGATCATCGTTCAGGTCACTGAACCCGGTCTCCTTGTCCTTGGCCTTCTGGATGTCCGTCATGGCCCGGTCAGGTTCGCCAAGCTCGACATCGCGGTAAAACCCTGCGGCCTGCAGCTTGAGAATCTCGTTCTTGCTCTTGCGCATGACATGCGTCAGGCGGCGGCAGGTGTCGAGGTCTGTGGTCCCGTAGGGCAGCAGGATGTCCTCAGCAGGCACGAACATGCTGACTTGGCGTCCCAAGTTGGGGTCGTAGTAGACCTTCTTGAACGCCGAGCCCGTAGCCGGGAGTGACCACAGCATGCGCTCATGCTCTGGGCGGAACTCCTTCATGGTCTCCGTCAACTCGAAGTTCATGTCGTCCTGCACACGAACTGCGGCTTCTTTGACCTCCGGCGTTTCCTTGCCGATGATCTTGGTCTTGACGGGGCCTTGGGCAGGGAATGTCTCCGTGATCATCTCGGACTGGAACCGCACCACCGCTTCGGTGATCATGGGGTGGAACACGCCACAAGCGCCGCTCCAGGGCTCGGTGCGCTCCTCCATCTGCAAGCCCAGCAGCTTGAGGCCCTCGGTGTAGGCTTTCTCCCAATCTTTGCGGGAGTTCTTGTCTTGGTCGATATCGCCTTCGATATCGCCACCGATGCCGGCAAGCGTGCCTTCATCAAGCTCTTCGGCAAGGTTGTTGGTGAAGTCTGGAGAGCCTTCGGAGGAGGGCTCAATCTCGATCTCCATCCCATCGATGCCGATGCTGACCGCTTCAGGATCTTCGATCTCAATCTCGATGGCGGACTCCTCTGGCAGTCCGGTGTCGATACCCAAGGGCAGAGACGGATCGCTGTAGAGCGCTTTGTCAATGTTCGTTGCCATGCTGGCCTTTCAGGTGTCAGTAATACGCAGCGCGCCGCAGGCTGCGCCACTGTTGAGGTTCCTCGGGCTCATCGGACGGCAAGCGGATGAACCCGCCCTGTCGCATGCGCATGAGCGCCTGGGTCATAGTATCGACGTAGTCATCGTGTTCACCAGCGGGGAAGGCCGCGACTTCCTCGATCAACTCCCGCGCCCAGCGTGTGTCTGGAGCCCACACACGGCTTGAGGAGAACATGTCCGACACCGCGTTGAGGCGGACTACCTTGTCGTTGCTAGAGCCGTTTTTGCCCCGGCTGGGGCTGAACTCGCTGATGGGGATGCCCATCGAGCGCAACTCCTGTATCAAGGGCGCTCCTGCAGCTTTCTTCT